AATTACGTTTTCTCAAGGTACTCTCCTAATAGTTATACTTATTATAATATACGTTGTTAATTCTGTCAACTAAATACTGTATAGGAGAATTACCATGGCATTCCCGTTAGGAAACAGATTAAAATCGCAGTTTAGCAAAACAGCTGAACAAATTAAAAACGAAGCACAGGCTTCTGTACAGAACTTTATTGGCGATCGGCTAAACATCGGCGGACCTATAGGCGGCTTACTAGGAAAAGTTGCAGGGAATGTTGTAGACGATGTATTTGGATCTTTTGGATTTGGTAAACAACAACGTAGTTCAAACCTGCCCGGGTATACTAAAGGAAAAGTCAAGACTCCTACACTTGCAAGATTTAATAATTCAACTGTTGAATCAGATTGGCGTGTAAAAATCAAGGTGCCTCAAAAATACATGAGCAGTTCTTTGCTTTCACCTTTGGGTAAAACTGCTGGGTATATGATATTTCCTTATACTCCTACAATTATTCTAAGTCATACTGCAAATTATAATAGTTTAAATCCAGTACACACAAACTTTCCTTTCCAAATTTATGAAAACAGCCAAGCAGATGATATTACTATCACTGGAGAATTTATTGTTGAAAATGCCGAAGAAGGACAATACTGGGTAGCGTGTATACATTTCTTAAGATCAATTACTAAAATGCACTATGGCGGCGAAGCAGCAGATGCAGGCGCACCGCCGATGGCAGTAAGATTAAGTGGGTATGGAGATTATGTGTTTAATAATGTTCCTTGCGTAGTAACTAACTTTACAGTTGACTTACCGAGCGATGTTGATTATATTGCAACACCTATAACAGGAACAGCAGAAGGCTCAGCAGGTAAAGGAACAACGTGGGCTCCTACACAAAGTCAAATTTCAGTAACACTGCGTCCAACATATTCACGTAGACGAGTTTCAGAATTTAATTTACAAGATTTCGTAGACGGAAAATTTGTAAATGGTAACCAAGGATACTTATAATGGCAAGTTATTCAGGATCAAGCCCGTGGAATAAAACAAAGTTTACAGCTCTAGGAGCTCTAGACATTCTTAGAATTCGTCCTATTCCTGCAGATGCTGACGATGCACAGTACACAATAGAACCACAATATACATATCGACCAGATTTATTATCCTATGACTACTACGGAACACCAAAGTTGTGGTGGGTATTTGCACAGCGTAATATGGATGTAATTAAAGATCCTGTGTTTGACATGGTTCCAGGTACAACAATATTTTTGCCAAAGCCCGACAAACTTAAAAAAGTTTTAGGAGTATAAATGATAGATCCTAGAGAAGTAATTGCAAACAAAGCCAAGACACTTTCTAATGCTACAGGTCAAGCACTTGAAGACCTAGCACAAGGTGTAGCATCTGAATTGCCTGGACTAGCAGTACAAGCAAGGGATAGTGTTCAGTCAGGAAAAAATTTAAGAGTATTGAATAGCTCTTTTGAAATAGGCGATGTTGAGTTTGGAGACAATGCAATTGCAGACTTTGCAGAAGACGTTGTTAATGGTGGCATAGGATTAGCGAACAAAGCAATAGGTGCAGGAGTATCTGCTTTAAAGTCTGCATTTGGCGATGCACAGGATAAATTAACAGCAGCAACAGGAATTACATCAGGTGCAATAGCAGCACTTGATTCGATAACTGGACTAGCACCTAAAGTCGGTCTTTCGGATGCTTTAGCATCAAGTGCAGGCGTATCAAACAGTGTACAAGGTATAAATTCTCAAACTAATATTACTAAGCCAAAAGGCAAAGGCATAACAATAGAAAACCAGCTAGAACAATATGCTAGCTTTAACTGTGTGTTTGAATTAGGTGCTCTAAGTGTAAACAGTATTAACAATCCAGCAGAATCCTACAGAAAAAATGGTGCAGATGTAACCATTCTTCGCTCAGGAGGCGGTGGTATTAACAAAAGCCGTGTGCAAACAATTTACGAAGCATTAGGAAAAGAAGCAGGAAACCTAGAATACTTTATTGACGACTTTGAAATGGAAGCAATTGTTGCACCATCTAAAAAATCTGGTATTGCTCCTGCAACTAGACTTAGCTTTACTGTACACGAACCGTATTCTATGGGGTTATTCCTGCAAGCATTACAAGCCGCAGCACTTGATGCAGGTTTTTTAAATTATTTACAAGCTCCTTTTTTGTTAGAACTTGACTTTGTAGGATGGGACGATAATGGTAACGCAGTTCCGATTGAATATGCTAATCGTAAAATACCATTTAAATTATCAAATATAGAATTTGAAGTCGACAAAGGCGGTTCGTCGTATCAGATACAAGCATATCCATGGAACGAAGTTGCATTGCTTGATGAATACGCAGTTATACAAGACGAAGTAAGTATTGTTGGCCCAAGTGTCCTTGAAGCAATTACTACTGGTCCTAAAAGTCTAACAGTTACAATAAACAATGCAATACAAACAGCAGCAAATAATCAAAATAGACCTGTTAGTGACATTTACATTGTAAGATTTCCTACTGATAGAACAGGATTAAATGCAACAACAACTACACCATCGTCAGAAGCTGATTCTGCAATACTACAAGCTATTGAACAAACTAGAGCAACTAACGGAACACAAGCAGGCACAGATGCAGCTAGGGTAAGAACAGGGTCTTATGTCAGTGACTTTCTAATTAACGGCAACGGTACAAGTGAAGGAAGTCCTGCAGATAAAGTGTTATCAAGTGCAGTTCGCGATGTTAATGCTATCGGAATGTCACAGATGGTTCCTGCGACTAACACTGGAGGCGATCAGCCTTTTGGTCTAGGACTTTATACTCTTGACGAAGACACCGGAATTTATAAAAGAGACGGTGTTGAATTAGAAATTTCTGAAGGTGTAAGAACATTTAAGTTTGAACGTGGAACAAAAATTACTAAAGTTATTGAAGAAATGATTTTAGTAAGTGAGTATGGTAAAGCAGCAATGGAAGCTGCTGCATCAGACGAAGAAAACATGATACCTTGGTTTAGAATTGAACCACAAGTATATGTAATTGACGATTATATTGTCGAAGAAGAAACAGGCAAAAAAGCAAAAGTTTGGGTATATAATGTTGTACCTTACGAAGTAGCTTCTAGTACATTTACTGCACCTAACCAAGAAGTTGCAGTACAAAAAAGAGCAAAACAAGCAGTTAAAAGTTATGACTATATCTATAGCGGCGAAAATAAAGACGTTTTAGGTTTTGATATAAAATTTAATGCAGCGTTCTTTACAGCTATTGCTACAGACTTTGGAGAACGCACTGCTGCTGAGTTAAGCGGATCCGCTGAAGGAATGACAGCGCCTGAGCAAGCAACTCCATATGGTGTAGGCGACGGTACTCGTGGTACAGGCACAACTGGAGGTCAAGTAGTTGGAACACCGACACCTAGATCTACATCTTCGCCTACTTATAACATAGATCGCGGAACAAACCTAGCAAGGATTTTCCATCAGGCATTGATCAACAGTGATGTAGACTTGATTACTGCTGAGTTAGATATTTGGGGAGATCCGTATTTCTTACACGATAGTGGTATGGGCAATTACAATGCTGAAACTTCTAATACATCTGCATGTTTAACAGCAGACGGATGCGCAGATTATCAAAGAGGTCATGTCCATATATTGATAAACTTTAGAACGCCAATTGATTATAATCGAGATGGATCAATGTATTTTCCAGAAGATACTGTTGCAGTTGAAGGATTTAGTGGACTTTATAGAGTACTACAAGTAACTTCAGGTATTTCTGGCAATCAGTTTAAACAAACATTAAAGTTAATTAGAGAAAAGAATCAAACAATGGAAGGTGCTGCTGACCAAAACAACCGTCAGGCACTTGGTCCAAATCCAAATGCAACTAACTCTAACCCAAGGAACTCTGATACACCTGCTGAACAAACTGGTGTTGCTGTAGACAGTAACATTGCTGCGGCAGGCAGAGCCGCAGCAAGACCATTAGGCGAAGACGGTCCTCTTGCTACAGTTGCGAGTAAATTAGACCCGACTAAACGAGCGCAAGTTGCAGAATTAGTTGCAGAAAACTTCCAAGCGTTAATTGACGAATTAGAAGAAACTTACGGTTATGAAATTAAAGCAATGGGAGGTTATTCTCCTCGAAATGCAGTAGGATCGCAGAATTGGAGTTATCATGCTAGTGGTCTAGCAATGGACTTAAACCCTGCACAAAACGGATACATCAAACCAAAACCGGCAGATGCTCCAGAACCTACTGATATGCCAATAGACGGAACAGGTAGTGTAATGAAAGCACTTGCTGAAAAACACGGTTTAGGATGGGGCGGAGCATGGAATAGTGCTGTTGACTCGATGCACTTCTCAGCAGCAAAAAGAGAATTTGGTTATTTAGATTGGCCACGTAACGGTATTATTCCAGGAGCAGCAGAACAACCTCCTCAAACTCCTACTGGCGAAGTAAGCGAAGTTCCAGATATCCGAGAAACAGCTTCTTACGACGATGCAATTTTTAGACAACAAAGACAAGGCACAGTAAGCGGAACACAATCTGTAACACAGCAACAGGCAGCCGGTACTCCTACTACAGAAGAACAACGAGCACAATATGCACGAACCGGCAATACACAAAGTCAAGTTGATACAGTTAGAAATACAGACTTCTCTGGTTCACTCAGACCTTACTACCAGATCAACCCTCAAGATGATAGATACGACTTTAAAACAGGTGATAAAATTAAAGCAATTCTAGCAGCAAGGAATCAAAGATAATGGCAAGAACTTCTGATAGTGCAAATAACTCAGCAAATAGTCAGTTACTTTCTGGAATATATGAAGCAATAGTAGTAAGTCATTTAGACAGACAGTACATGGGCACTCTAGAAGTTGACATTCTTAGAGGAAACACAAGCGGCTCGTTACCTGAACGATCAGGTAACACTATTGAAGCACGATATTTAATGCCATTTTATGGTACTACACATAGAGAAGCAGTAACAGCAAACGATGGTTACAGTGCTACACAAAAGACATACGGTATGTGGATGGTACCGCCGGACGTAGGCACAAAGGTGTTAGTTGTTTATGTAGAAGGTATCGGTCGTTGTTATTGGATAGGCTGTATTCCTGATCAGTTTATGAACTTTATGGTACCTGACGGAAGACCAAGTACTGAACTTACAACTGATGCTACACCTGATAATCTACGAGGTAAAAAACTTCCAGTAGGCGAATATAACAAGAAAGTAGGCCTCGATTCGGAACTTAACGATCCTACTAGGATGCGTAAACCCTACAACAAAGACTTTACGCAAGTTCTTGAAGTGCAAGGCTTACTAGATGACGAAAACAGAGGTACAACTACTACAAGTGCAAGACGTGAAGTTCCTAGCAGTGTATTTGGTATTAATACTCCTGGTCCGTTAGATAAACGTATTGGAGCTCCTAGGTCACAACAGGGCATTGAAGGTGCTAGAGCAAACATGTTCAGCAACAGATTAGGCGGATCTAGTTTTGTTATGGACGACGGTGACGACAAATTCTTGCGTAAAACTACTGCTGACGCAGGTCCTCCAGAATATGTAAACAAAGAAGCAGGTGAAGCAGGCGGTGATCCTACACTGTTACACAATGAACTTGTGCGTATTAGAACACGCACTGGTCACCAATTGTTAATGCACAATACTGAAGATTTAATTTATGTAGGTAATGCCAGAGGCACTACTTGGATAGAAATGACATCCGATGGTAAAATTGACATTTATGCTCAAGACTCAATAAGTGTGCATACCGAACAAGATTTAAACTTTACTGCTAACAGAGACGTTAATATTGAAGCAGGTCGAAACATTAACATGAACGCAAATGCACGTTGGAGTGAAGCAGGCGAAGAAGATGATGTATCGAGCGGTAACATTAATTTAGAAAGTAAGTTTAATAGTAACTGGCGTGTAGGTAAAGATTTAAAAACTCACGTTGAAGGATTGCGTGACAGCTACACTAAACTAGATTCTAAAATTACTGTTGATGGAAATAGAGATGATCTTACACTAGGGTATCACTACAATTATACACATGGAGAAATTGGAGTTTTAACAGATGCATCGTACAAGTTAGAAGCAACAGCAGGTACAGTAGATCTAAAAGCTAGTGGAAATTTAAATGCACAATCAGGTGATTATATGAATCTTGTTGCATCTACACAAATTGCAGCCGATGCAACCGAAATCTATTGGAACAGTGGTAAATCTTCTGATGCAAATCAGCCAACACCTGCAACAGAAAGTGCTAAAGTTGCAGCACAGCCAACATTTAACTTGCCAAATGTTACAGCTGGATTAGTATCAGGTGGCGGCATATCTAGTATTGTTAAACGTATGCCAATGCACGAACCTTGGCCACATCACGAAAACTTAAATCCGTTAGAATTTAAACCAGAAAAAACAGATATACAAGATATCTATAGTGAACCTCAAAGCGGCTCGGTATTGTTTACTCCGGATACATTTAGAAAGAATAGAAATAGTGCAGGCGAAGCAACTAGTGATAGACGTCAACCGTTAAATCCAACTTCACAATCTAGAGCAGCTGGAGCACAATCTGTTACTGGACAAAACCGCAATGACGGCGAAGTAGGAGAAATTCCAGATTATACAGGTCCTGTAACTGTTCCAAATGATCTAATAGAATACATTAAATCTAAAGAAGGATTCCATGCAAGAGCATTTTGGGATTATAATCAATATACAAATGGCTACGGAACAAGAGCAAGACGAGCTACAGAAGTTATTACAGAAGCAGAAGCAGAAAGAAGACTAGCACAAGACGTACAAAGGCGTCGAGACTACGTTGTTGCTTTTGGACTTCGAAACGGTAGAAACTGGAGCGACGAACAGATAAACGCTTTGACAAGTTTTATTTACAATGGCGGCTACGGTTGGCTAGGTCAAGTAACTGCAAACAACAGCCGTACAGACGAAGAAATTATGGCTGCCATAAAACTATATGATAAAGCAGGCGGACAGAGACTAGCAGGTCTTACACAGCGTAGAGCTGAGGAAAGTGCATGGTTTGCACAGGGTCTAGCATAAGGTAAATACGTTATGAGCACATTAGAAAAGAATTTATATAAACGTGTAAGAGTTGACGACCCGCAAACGCAAAAGCGTCCTGCTAGTAGTTCTGCATACCGTAGCATTAGTACAGTAAACGAAGCAAATGACGGTTTTCGTTTATATGATCTTGCTGTAATCAAGCAAGATATTATCAATCACTTCCATATCCGTCAAGGCGAAAAACTAGAAAATCCTGAATTTGGTACTATTATTTGGGATGTGTTGTTTGATCCTCTTACAGAAAATTTAAAACAAGCAATTGTTGATAATGTGCAAGATATTATCGATTATGATCCTCGTGTAACTGCTGACCAAGTAGTTGTAAACGAATATGAAAGCGGTATACAAATTGAATGTACGCTTATCTATCTCGATTACAGCATCGCTGAAACTATGCGTTTGCAGTTTGATCAAGACAACGGATTAGTAGCGTAGATTATATACGCACATTTCTAAATACGATAAATACCTTATAACAGAGGAAAGCACATGTCAGCAACAGATAGACAGAATAGATTACTGGTTGCAGAGGATTGGAAACGAGTTTATCAATCATTCCGCAACGCAGATTTTCAAAGTTACGATTTCGACAATCTACGTCGAACAATGATCACTTACCTTAGAGAAAACTATCCTGAGGACTTTAACGACTATATTGAATCAAGTGAATATCTAGCACTAATTGATCTAATTGCTTTCCTAGGTCAAAACCTTGCTTTCCGTGTTGACTTAAATGCTAGAGAAAACTTCCTTGAACTTGCTGAACGCCGTGAAAGTGTGCTACGTCTTGCACGTATGCTCAACTACAACCCTCGCAGAAACCAAGCAGCAAACGGCTTACTTAAATTTACAGCAGTTAAAACTGACGAAGATATTATCGACTCGAACGGTACTAACATTGCTGGCAGTACAATACAATGGAATGATAGCACTAACTCAAACTGGTATGAACAGTTTATTAAAGTACTTAATGCTGCACTTCCGGTAAACGGTGTTTTCGGACGTCCAAACAAAGTCGAAGATGTAGCAGGAATTAGCACAGAACAATATCGTGTAAATGGTGTTAACACTAACGTTCCTGTATTCAGCTTTGAAAAGACAATTGAAGCACAAGCAACTAAATTCCAAATTGTTAGTACAGATATTGAAAACGGTGCTCTACAAGAAGAACCTCCAATTCCTGGTAACAACTTTGCATTTGTATACAGAGATGACGGCCAAGGTGCTGGAAGTTCTAACTCGGGCTTCTTTGCACACTTCCGTCAAGGCACACTAAGCAATGGCCAATTTACTATTACACAACCAACTGAAAACCAAACAGTTGCTATTGATGCTGCTAACATCAATGATTCAGATGTATGGCTTTACAAACTAGATGCTAACGGAAACGAATCAGAGTTTTGGACAAAACTAGATGCAGTAGAAGGTAATAACATTATCTATAACAGCATTAACAAAGGCATTAGAAATGTTTACAGCGTCCTAACTCGTGTAGACGACCGTATCAATTTAATCTTTAGTGACGGTGTTTTTGGTAATTTGCCAAAAGGTAACTTCCGTGCATATTACCGCACAAGTGCAAACCGCAGCATGATTATTACTCCTGCAAGTATGCGTGGTATTACAATTAAAATACCATACCTAAGCAAAGCAGGTAAAGTACAGAATTTAACAATTACTTTTGGATTACAATACACTGTATCAAACGGAAATACATCGGAAAGTAATTTAAGCATTAAAACAAATGCACCTGCAACATACTACACACAAAACCGTATGATTACAGGCGAAGACTATAACGTAGCTCCTCTTGCAGTTAGTCAAGACATTGTAAAAGTTAAAAGCGTTAATAGAACATCAAGCGGTATTAGTCGTTACTTTGATTTAATTGACGCAACCGGCAAATACAGTAAAACTAATCTATACGGCAATGACGGTGTCATTTATAAAGAATTTGTAGAAAATAAGTCTTCGTTCAGCTTTAGTACACAAACTGATATCGAAGGTGTAGTAATTAATTTAATTGAACCTATTTTAAGAGATAGAAAACTAAAACACTTTTACGCAGACAGATATGCTGATCTAGTAACTACAGATATTGGAGCGTACTGGAATTCAGTATCAGAAGATACAAATACATTTACAGGGTATTTCAATGATATCGATTTACAAACATTAAGAGTTGGCACTGCTACAACTAATAATTTAAGATATATCGAAGCAGGAACAGTTGCTAAATTTGTTACTGGAGATTCGAATAAATGTTTTGACAGAAACAATAATATTGTTAATCGTCCTGTAACAAAAGTAGGTGATAAAGATTATATTTGGTCTAAAGTTGTTCAAGTAGTTGGTAATGGTGCAAATTTAGATGCTGATATATTCCGCGGACCTATTACATTTGCTGATAAGATTCCGACAGGCGCACAAATTGATCAACTATTACCTAAATTAGCACAAAGCGTTTCAGACGATCTAAAAGTAGAAATTATTGATCAAACATTTGCATACAACGACTTTGGTTTACGTTATGACACAGATGCAAGAGAATGGCGCCTGATTAAGAATACCAACCTTAATAAATTAAGTGACTTTAGTACAGGTTTTGCAGGAGATGTAAGTAACTTAAATCTTGACTCCAGCTGGTTAGTATTGTTTGAAACAAACGGTGAAACATACACAGTTACATATCGGGGCTTACGATATGTATTTGAAAGCGATAACGAAATACGATTTTATTATGATTCGAGCGATAAAGTGTACGATAATAAAACAGGTAAGATTGTCAAAGACAAAATTAGTGTTTTGAGCATTAACACAAGGCCTGAAAGTACCATTCCTTTTGCAGAAAACTTTGAATGGGAAATTCTTGAAGAGTATAGAGATCGTGAAGGATACGTTGATAGTACTAAAGTAGAAGTTACTTTTGCCGATACTGATTCAGACGGTACATTAGATGATCCAGAATTGTTTAATGCAATTGTACTTTCGAACATTGTTCCTGATAATGCCGAAGAAAGAATTGATCAATTATATGCAAGAACAATTGTACTTGAAAAGTACTTTACAGAAGCAGGAACTGAAGACTTCCGTTATGTAGACTTTGAAGCCGCAGGCATTAGATTGTTTAAAACAGAAGTAGGCGAATTACCAACTGCTCCTGGACAGTTAAGTCAGTACAATGACGGAGATGTGTTCTACTTTGAAGATACTAATTCATTTAAAGTATTGAATGCTAGTGTTCCGGAGTTTGTAGTTACATCTAACTACAGAGCATTCTTAGGCAGAGACAATCTTAAATTCCATTACGTTCATGCTGCTGATAGCAATACACGTATTGATCCAAGCGCAAGTAACTTGATTGATGTTTACATGCTAACTAAGAACTACGACAGAAACTATCGTTTATTCTTAGACGGACAGCTAGCACAACGTCCGTTACCACCGAGCAACGACGAACTGTTTAGATTGTACGGTAAAGAAATTAATAAAATTAAATCAATATCTGATGAAGTTGTTTATCATCCAGTTAAGTACAAAGTACTATTTGGTCCGCAAGCAAATTCAGATTTACAAGCAACATTTAAACTAGTTAAAAACCCAGATCTTGTATTAAATGACAACGATGTTAAAACAAGAGTAATTGATGCAGTTAACCAATACTTTGCATTAGAAAACTGGGAATTTGGAGATACATTTTATTTCCAAGAATTGGCAACATATGTTATGAATAGACTTGCACCTGATCTAGTAACAATGGTAATTGTTCCTAAACAAACTGCACAAACATTTGGTAGTTTGTTTGAAATACGTTCAGAAGCAGACGAAATTTTCATTAACGGTGCAACAGTTGACCAAGTAGAACTTATAGACGAAATTACTGCATCAAGATTGAATGCAGACGGGAATGTAATTACTGCAAGTGCGATTACAAATAGTACAGGCATACAGAGTAGCTAATAGGAAGTAATTAATGGCTTACAATAAAGATCAGCAAGAATCTCCATTACCAGTAGATGGTCAAGAAACAAAGCGTACTAGTGTAGACTTTTTACCTAAGTATTTTAGAACTCAGGCAAATAAGAAACTATTAACTAGTACACTTGATCAGTTAATTCAACCTGGTGTAGCTGAAAAACTAAGTGGATACTTTGGTAGAACAACAGCTAAAAGTTTTAGAGCAAGCGACACTTATATCGAAGATGTAAGTGCGCAACGTCAAACACGCCAACTTGAACCTGCAACTGTAGTTAAAGATGATTTGGGCAATGTTAAGTTTTATGGAGATTATACTGACCTTGTAAACCAAGTTGCAAACTTTAATGGTAATGTTGCTAACCACAGCAAACTAAACAGCCAAGAATACTATGCATGGAATCCTAATGTAGACTGGGATAAACTTGTAAACTTCCGTGAATACTACTGGTTACCAAACGGACCACAAACTGTTACAGTATTTGGCCAGTCTAAAGAAGTTACTACAACTTACACAGTTACAGTTGAAGATCAAGACGATAATACAGTATACAAATTTAGCCCTCCGGGGTTCGAGCCAAATCCTAGCCTAAGATTGTTCAGAGGACAAACTTACCGTTTTGAAATTAACACTCCAGGGCATCCATTTAGCTTCTCAACTAACTTAAACTTTGCAGACACACCTGCAGAAGTAAAGCAAACTGACAGCGGTTTCTGGTTAGTAAGCACTATTGGCGGCGGCGAAAACGAAAGCTCACTTTATGTTCAAAACATGAAGGCTTACGATCTAGACGGAAATGAAATTGCTCCTGTAAATGTTGAAGAAGGTGTTATTGAATTTGAAGTAGCACTAGAAGCACCTGATCGTTTGTACTATGCAAGCCAAAACAGCATTAACACAAGTGGTCTTGTTAAGATAATGAATATCGAAGAAAACACTGCTATTGATGTTAATGAAATTATCGGTGCTAAAACTTATAAAAGTGCTAACTCAGTAGAATTCTCAAACGGCCTAAAAGTTAGATTTGTAGGGGAAGTTACACCTGCTGAATATGCAAACGACGAATGGTATGTTGAAGGAGTAGGCGACAAAATTCGTCTTGTTAATGAAAACGATTTAACAATTCCTGCCGCTTACAGCAGTGATGTACTAGTACCGTTTGACAGTGCAGGATTTGACAGACTTCCGTTTGGTAATGCAAACTCGTTTGCCACTGTAAAAGATTACATTGTAATTAATAGAGCAAGTGCCGATAGAAACGCCTGGTCACGTTACAACAAATGGTTCCACAAAAGTGTTGTAGAATCGAGTGCAATTTATAATAATCAAGAACCTGACTTAGATCAAAGTGCTAGAGCTAGCCGTCCAATTGTTGAGTTTGAAGCAGGTCTAAAACTATACAACTTTGGTACACAGGCTAAGAAAGACATTGATGTAATTGACACAATTACTACAGATGCATTTAGTACAGTTGAAGGCGCAACAGGTTACAATGTCGACGGAACACAGTTAGCACAAGGTATGCGAATTATATTTGCTGCCGAAACAGACATTCTTGTACGTGCTAAGGTATACGAAGTTTCATTTATTAACTTTAACGGCAATAGACAAATTAGCCTAATCGAAGCCGACGACACACTACCGCAAGAAAACGAAACTGTAATTGTACGTAACGGTAACGAGTACCGCGGTAAACTATTCTGGTATAATGGCGACACTTGGGTACCTGCACAAGAAAAAACTAAAGTTAACCAAGCACCGTTGTTTGATATGTTTGACGAAAACGGTGATAGCTTTGGTGATAACACTGTTTACCCTGTATCTGGATTCAAAGGTAACAAAGTATTTGCATACATTGAAAGCGATGTAGAAGCAGCAGACAGCGAATTAGGATTTGGTTTAACTTATCGTTCTATTGAAAACTTAGGCGATATTAGTTTTGAATTTCCGTTAATTAGTGATTCGTTTGACTACCAAGACAATAACGACACTTTAACAATTAAAACTGAAACTGGTTATCTAAGAAAATATCAAGACCTTACAAATTATGTTTCACAGAATGGCTGGACAAAAGCAAACAGACCGAGTAGACAAGCTGTTATTAGACAATATGTTGTCGATACACAACTAAACAACTTTGCAGTTGATGTATTTGATCGCAGCGGTGATTTAAATGACTTGCGTGTTAAAGTTATTCTAAATAACAATGTAAAAGTTGAAAACACAGATTATACTATTGACAGAATAAACGGTGTAGCGTATATTAGATTTATAAACGACTTGTCAGTTGACGATAACGTTGTACTAAAATGTTACAGTGCTAGTGATAAGAATCTAAACGGTTACTACGAAATTGCACACAACCTAGAACGTAACCCATTAAACACTAATATGAGTGTGTTTACTCTAGGTGAAGTTATCGATCACGTAGGTACTATTGTTGAAGACGCACCTAACTATGCAGGCGTAGCATATCCAGGAACAAGTAATCTACGTGATTTAGGTGACGTAGATGTATACGGCAAGCGATTTGTAAAACATACTGGTCCTGCTAACTTAGCAATTTATCACCTTGTAAATAAAGAAGCAAATATTGTTAAAGCACTAAAATTTGCTAGAGCAGAATATGCTAAGTTCAAACGTCAATTTATCCAGACAGCAGAAACACTAGGATTTGACGGATATCCTAAGCAGCACGTTGATTTAATCATGCGTACTATTAACGCTCAGAAAACTCAGCGTATGCCGTTCTACTTTACAGACATGGTTCCGACAGGTGGTGCTAAACACATTCAGCACGAAGTAAAAGCTAGCGACGGCGATTACTTTGCATTAAGCGCACCATTTAGTCTAAGTGATCATACTGCAAAAGCAGTACTGGTTTACCTAAACAATGTACAACTTACACACGGTAAAGATTACACGTTCAACGAAGAAGGATTTATCCGTGTAACTGCTGAAAAACAATTCCGTGACATTATCGATATCTTTGAATATGATACTACTGACGGTAGCTTTGTTCCGAGCACTCCTACTAAACTAGGAATGTATCCTGCTTTTGAACCACAAATTTATGTTGACGATACTACGCTTGAGCCACGTACAGTAATACAAGGTCACGATGGTAGTATTACACTAGCATATGGCGACTTCCGTGATGACTTGTTGCTTGAGTTAGAACGCAGAATCTACAACAACATTAAACAAGCATACCGCACAGACATATTAGATATTCATGAGTT